CACGAAGGGGCATGAGACCCGGCGGCACCGGAGCACTGAGTCCCGACGAGGGCGCCGAAGATCAGCGGGGCGCCACCCGTCGCAAACTCCTCGCCATCGCCGCCGAGCTGGAGGAATTTAATGAGGTGTAGAAAGTGCAGCTCACTTAACACACGCACAACTTGCACTCAACATAAAAACAACGAAACCTGGCGTTATTGTCGGTGTCTTGATTGTAATTTCCGTTACAAAACAATTGAGACATACGATATACCAAAACGTGGTTCAATCCCAGGTAAACCTCAACATTCAAACTGCAAGCGCAAAGGTGAGCAAGTTGGTACTGCAGTGCTAACTGAAAGCAATGTATTAGAAATCAGAAGGCTTGCTTCTGAAAACCAAACGTATGCAGTAATTGCTAAACGTTTTGGTATCCATAAAGATACTGTGTATCGGATCGTAAAACGCAAACGTTGGTCCCATGTCTAAGAAACAAACTCAACCCAAGTTCAAACCAGGTGATCGCGTTGCAGAAAAACCTAAACCTCATGGTGTTTTTGCAACGTCAGTTGAAACATTAAAACGTATCAAACCCTATCGCTCTCAGCGGTACGGCACAGTTCTTGATACAGTTTATAAACCAACTTCAGGTAAATCCACTGCACCTTACGTAAAAATTGTGTGGGACAACCATGCATCAGCTATGTTGCATGCACAGTCACGCATTTGTTTGGAAAAAGATTTACCTCAAGTTACAGAAGATTATTTCACTACCCGAAACTAATTATGGCTATTGAACTGGTCTGGGCTACACCCAATGCTGAACCTTTAATTACAAGGATGGCTCGCGTTAGTAATCCATCTAACGCCGACAATCTTGAAACAGCTCCTAAGTTGTTACGTTATTTGATTAAACATAAACACTGGTCTCCATTTGAAATGGGATCCATGTGTGTATCTATTCAAACGCAGCGTGACATTGCTGCACAAATACTTAGGCATAGGTCATTCTCGTTTCAAGAATTCTCTACACGTTATGCCGTAGCTAATAACTACACAGTTCCAGAGTTTCGTCGTCAGGATACCAAGAATAAACAAAATTCATTTGATGATTTACCTGATGAAACAGTACGAGACTTAACTGAAAAAACAACTGAGTTGTTGGACCAGGTGTATGACTTATATCTACACATGCTTGAACAAGGTGTGGCCAAAGAAACTGCACGACGTATCCTTCCATTGTGTACAGATACTCATATGTATATGACTGGAACGTTACGTAGTTGGATTCACTATCTACAGTTACGTTGCCATGAAGACACACAGCTTGAACATAGGTTAATTGCAAATAGCATCCGCAATATTATCTGGGAACAATTCCCTGTTATTGCAGAGGCAGCGTTTGGTATTGAAACTAAACCTTATCAACCTACTAATGCACAAATCTATTTTTGATTATGGAACTTACATTTCAACTTAGGGGAGCAGCCCCACGGTCATGACTCCGCAAGGCTGGTCACTTACCCACCAGGGGAAACTACAAAAACCCTGATGCCCCTTGGGCTGACGTAGTTCTGCTTCGCCCATCCCTACTGTATTATTAGTACGTCCTGGGTACGACGTTAAACTGCCTATTAGTTTTGCTTATCAATCAACTCAATTCAACCATGACTCTCCTTAAGTTTTCGGTTGGCAATGCCAAGCTTGCTAACCGTTTGATTTTTAATCTGCCAGCAGGATACGCTTGTCCTCAAGCTGGTGTATGCAAGACGTTTGCAGACCGTGCCACAGGCAAGATCACCGATCTGCCTCAGCTAAATGGCACCACTGCAGAGGACTACCGCTGCTTTGCAGCCATGGCAGAAACCAGGCCCAACGTTCGTGCCGCACGATGGCACAATTGGGACTTGCTGCGTGAAGTAATGTATGAAGACACAGTGCAAACGGCAGCTGACTCCTTGTGTAATCTCATTGACAGATCATTGGATGCACAAGATTTCTATGATTTGATTCGTGTACATGAATCAGGTGACTTCTGGACCGAGCTTTACATGAAAGCATGGCTCAAGGTTGCCAAGAAAAGATCTAATCAAACATTTTATGCATACACTAAATCGTTGGGGATGTGGCTCTCATTGCAACAGGAAGTACCAAGTAATTTCTACTTGACTGCTTCGCATGGCGGCACTCTTGATTATCTGCTGCCCAGGCATGCAGATGTATTCAAGCGTATTGCTTACGTTGTGTATACAGAAGAAGAAGCCGAGGCCCTTGGCCTGGAGATTGACCATGATGACAGCCATTGCTTAGGCGATAAGCCTTTCGCATTGCTGGTCCATGGGTCTCAACGTGCTGGCTCTGCCGCAAGTAAGGCATTGTCTCAACGTAAGAAAGATGGGAAGTTTGTTGGTTACCATAAGGAAAAGCTTAAAGTGGCCTAAGGCCTCTTGCATTTAAAGGAAGAGCGTATATCATTTATCCGTTCTTCCTTTTCCTTATGAGTTACGTTATTGCTATGTGGAAAGATGGTGTGCCATACGCCATTACAGCCTGTAATCAAACCAACTCTTTTCAATTAATTCCATTAGATTCAGATGTGGCTTTGAATAAAGCATTCAGCCATCCATATCGTGCGGGTGCTGCATCAATCTTGAATTGGATTCTAAAGAATGAAAGCATTGACAGTGCTGAAGATCTTTCCATCCAAGACGAAGGTCGCTTTCGTAAGTAAACATTGATTACGTTTGGATTAAATTATGTCAACGCTTAAAGAATCTACATTTGCCATGCATCCTGGTGATGTAAATAAATGTTGGTTGATCGTTGATATTGAAACAGATAATCTGTATGATGACGTTACGGTTGTCCACTGCGTTGTCATACATGATATCTGCAGAAACCAAACTTTTACTTACGGGCCTGACAATATTGATGCTGCTCTTCAGCATCTGGCTACCGGTGATGTACTCATTGGTCACAACTTAATTTTCTATGACATTCCAGTTCTGCAAAAGCTGCATTCAATTGACTGCAAATCACGCATTATCGACACGTTAATTTGCACACGTTTAATCTGGCCCAAAGAAGTTCTCGATGGTCTTGACACAGAACAATATCCGCAGGTTCCACCGAAACTGCGAGGATCTGCATCGCTCAAAGCATGGGGCTATCGCCTTGCTGATTACAAAATTGAATTCAAAGATTTCAAAGAGTACTCAGAGGAAATGGCTGAGTACTGTAGGCAAGACGTTGCTATCACCTACAAATTACTTCAAAAGATCCAGGCAGAAAACTATTGTGAGGCAGCGCTCGCTCTTGAACACGACTTTGCTCTGGCAATTAACAAACAAATTAGAGCAGGTTTTCCTTTTGATGTGGATGCAGCTCTTGATCTTGTGGATGATCTCCGAAGAAAAGAAGCTGAACTCGAAACTCAACTGAAGGAAATCTTTCCGCCAATCAAACACGAAACCATTTTCATTCCCAAAGTAAACAACAAGAACCGTGGCTATGTCAAAGGCGAACCGTTTACTAAAGTTTCGTATGAGACTTTTAACCCTGGCTCTCGCCAACAAATTGTTGATCGTCTACAAACAAAATACGGATGGGTACCTGAGAAAACTACTGAGAAAGGTAATCCTATTCTTGATGATGACATACTTGCAGCTTTGCCCTACCCAGAGGCAGCGCCATTGGCTGAATATATGTTGATCAAGAAACGTCTTGGTCAAATTGCTGACGGTAACAATGCATGGCTCAAGTTAGTAAACAACGAGACTAGTTGTATTCATGGTGATCTTGTTACTAACGGTTGTATCACTGGTCGCTGTGCTCACCGTAATCCAAATATGGGTCAGGTTCCTGCTGCCTATAGTCCTTACGGTAAAGAATGCCGTTCTTTATTCCATCCGCCCCAAGGATGGAACTTGATTGGCGTTGATGCCAAGGCATTAGAACTTAGGTGCCTTGCTGGTTATCTTGCATTGTGGGACAACGGAGAGTACGCCAAACTTGTCATCAATCCAGAAGCTGACATCCATACAATTAACCAAGAACTATTTGGTGTGGCTACCAGGGATATCAGTAAGCGTTTACTGTATGGTTTGTTGTATGGCTGTGGTGCATTAAAAGCAGGCACCATTATTGATGCAAATGAAAAAGACGAAGTAGTTCTGCGTCAACAAGGAAGTGCTGCAATTAATTCATTTATGGATGGTGTGCCAGCACTGCGTAAGTTAAAGAACAAACTGTCAAATACAATTACGAATCGTGGTTACTTGCGTGGATTAGATGGACGTGCTTTGTATTGCAGATCGGAGTTCAAAGGATTGAATGTTCTGTTGCAATCTGCAGGTGCAATTCTTATGAAGCAAGTAGTCATTAACCTTCATGAAAATTTAAATGAACTTGGCTTGGTGCATGGACATGACTGGATGCAAAATGCTATGGTGCATGACGAAGTTCAACTCAGTTGCCCACCAGCATTGACAGCTACTGTCCAAGAGCAAGCCTTGAAAGCTTTCCCACAAGCCCAAGAGTTTTTTGGATTCCGTTGCAAGATTGAAGGCGACTCCAGGGTTGGCAACAACTGGTCTGAAACCCACTAATTATTCGTCCCAGGTATGACGTTAAACTGCTTTACACCTAACATCTCGAACACATGAACTTTGTCTCTGTCTGCGCTCAAACAACCGAAGCACCTCGCGAGGTTTATATCAGCGCTACTTCTACTGCCATGCGTTGCAACGTAATGTTGCCGCCTGTTGGTAACAAAGCACCCACTGCAATTGAACTCAATGTCTATGGTAAAAGTGCGGAGCGGTTTAGCCGTACTCCCAAGAACGCACAAATTTACATTCATGGTGCCAAGCTACGTTTTGACTTGGAGACCAGGACGTATTCGTTACACGGCGGAGTCATTGCAACAGTCAATGATCAGTTTCCGATCTTTAATACCGTTATCCTTAGCGGTCGCTGCGTCAAGGACATCGATCAAGCGGATGCCCGTGCCTTCAAGACTACGGCGGATGGTTTGATGATTTGCAATCAAACCCTTTCAGTTAACACTGGAAGGAATCAAGCAGATCTATTTAATTTCTACGCAATCAATTCAAATGAAGACAAGCTAAACAATGCTGAATTGTTGGTTAACTTCACGCGTAAAGGTGTGGGCTTAACTATCCAGGGGCGATTGGTTACTGATGCTTGGGTTGATAAAGAATCCAGGGAGAAAAAACAAATCACCAAGATTCAACTGGTGTCCATGACGCTTGCACCTAAAGTAAGTGATGGACCCAAGCCCATCCAACCACAAACCACTGTGGTATCTGACAGCAATGTCAGCAGCCTGTGGGGCGGCAAGACGGCTGAAGATGAACCTGATCCCTGGACTAAGGCTTCTGGTGGTGGTCTGCCAGAGCTGCCAGGACAGTACGGCACAGCACCTGCACTGGAAGAAGAGCCGTTCTGATGGATTCCAGGATTGAATTTAAATATAAAGATGAAGACTTAACTGTCTCATTTGAGTCTCAAGGTGTGACTACGGATGAAGTGCTTGAACACTTTGTACGCTTTCTGCTTGGCATGGGCTATGCCCGTGAAAGCATCTATGAAGGCATGCAGGAAATTCTTGATGAGCACGAAGACTATCTTAAGAGTTGTGCCAAGTTGGATGTCAGTCCTTTACTTGACTTAAGCTAGGTCACGTCCTGGAGGATGACGTTAAAAGCCTCATGCCTACACCCTAACTTGATTATGACTTCCACTCCGGTTGACATGATGAGTGAGGCTTGGATGGATTCCATACAAGCTGAAACTAAAAAACCTGAACAATCCTTTAACCCTTCTACAAAAATGACTGTGAAGAAAACTTCTGCAATTGCTACTCGCGGGTTGGAATCCTTTAAGCTATTCCAAGCCAAAGAATTTGTATCGGGTTATCAAAACCTTGTTACTATTCAACCTCTCAATAAGTCCAAGACACGCGGCTGGTTCGTACGGAATTCGGACCTGGACACTTGTGGATGGTCAGCCACCGAAGCTGACTTTGATAAGGGTTCAGTTCTCTGGGATTACAAGCAGACTTTTGGTGTTGCTCCCAATACTTCAGTTGAGGAAGGACTCAATTTCACTGCGCCTCGTCTCCAAATCCTTTTGCGTTCTCCCCTCATGGTTGAAGAAACCACTGGGATGCGTCAAACGATTGGTACGTTTGATAACCTTGAGGTCAAAGAACTTTGGGAAGCTGACAAAATTGCAGCAGACCTTGCCAACAGCAAGGGCGATATGTACAAGCGCAAGTACAGCGTTCGTACCAAATACTTGGTTTACATCCTTACCAAGGAGAATAAGCGGGCTCACAAAATCCCAATGGTTCTGACCCTGAAAGGGCTGAATGGTACTGATGTATCCGAGAAAGTAAAGCTGTACGAAAAAGAAATGTCCAAGTGTCTGAGCAAGGCACTGGATGCAGAAGTACCACTGAGTTTTAACGAAAAGTTCTATGCAACCACGGTGTTTGCACCTGTGCTTGCTAATGAGATGCGTGGTGCCAACAACGTTGAGATCTGCGCTATCGAATCGTTTGACATTCCTGATTACAGCGATCAGGAAACTGCAGTTGAGTCGCTCAGCCGTATGTCAATCCCTGATGAAGATCGAGATTCCACTTGGAAATTCCAAGAGTTGTTCCAGGATTACATCAACCAACATTCCCGGCAAGATGCAGAGAAGTTGGGCGGTGCTTACGGAATTAAAGCTGGGGTTGAAATCCTGCCCGCCATGCGTGGTGATGGGATGGAAATGAAAGCTCTGCAATCTGCTCGTGATCCCAACACAGGTGAGGACAGCAGCCTTTGATTAGGTAACGTCGGGGTTTGTTAAGTCTGTTGCATCAACTGCAACATTGTTAAAGATAAACATATCTTGAACCAAGCCCCGAATAATTCCTTGCCTTTGAGTAGCAATCCTCGCCAAGAGGGTTGCTACTTCTTTTAAGGTACTTACCGAGTTACATTCTTCTATGGTTCGTTTGATTTTCTCTTCCCAAAACTTATCCTCCATTGAGGGTTCGATTTGGAATTTCTGTAACGGTACGTATTTAATCTCGTTCATTTGATTGAAGCGTACAGTTAATTCTACTTCTACACTAAATGTTATGAACAACCAGGAAAAAGCTGCAATCAAAGCGGGTAGTACAGCTGCTCTTATTGGAGGGGCCGTTGCTCTTGCCGTTGCCCATCCGCTGACATGGGCTGCCTTAATTTACGGCACCTATAAGATTGGCAAGAATGCGTACCGACAGGCCGCACCTCGTGGTACTGTGGTCCAGGATCAAGGCGACGAACACCTGTTCATCTAATCCATTTCAAACTCAATTCAATCATGACAACTCAAACGCTTACCGAACTCAATGCGGCACAGGCATCGATTTACACGCGCACAAATCTCCGTCGTGCGTTTGTTGAATTCGATGAGACGGATGTGGCCGGTATCTATGTCCGAGATGATTCTTGTGTTGTGGTCTACAGGGATGGTGCTGAACGTATATTTCCAAAACAAAAAGTAAAAGATGCATTCCTTCAATACACCCATCGACTAAAAGATTTCTTTTCTTATCTTGGCCCTAACTATCGAGGCCCTTCCATCTGGCACAATAATGCATATGTCATGTTTAAAGGATGGAATTATTCCCATGCACTTGGGCATCTGACTTCTAATGCAAAACTCCAACACCACTGGGCAGACAAGTTCATACACCTATCAGACCCAAAGAAAGTCATCACTCTTCTCCAGAGTGACCAGACGGATCTGGGCCATTTGGTTTCACCGGACGGGATGCGCTTTACAACTGGGCCGGTTGATATGGAATCTGAATTGGAAGATGGACCTCAAGCCAACACCGTGCCTAATGAACCTTTCTGTTCATGTGGGTCCTTTCAACGTCAACTCAACAGTCTTTCTGATTTCCAAGCGGAAGTCCAAGGATTCAAACCCTGGTGCATCCACCTGACTTGGTTTAATAAGTACCGTGAGCTGCTGTGCAAACGCACTGACGTACGCAACGAAGCGCGTGGTCAGGTCTCCGATAAGTGCGTAGCATGGTGGTATGCGCCTCCAGGGGATGCAGCCAGGGATGGTCGATTCCTGTTGCTGCATACCAAGTCAGGTCCTCAGGCACCTCTGAGTCACTGGCGTACATACAAACCTAAGGAAGTCTTTACACAAGAACATGCCTGGGATTTGTTTTTTAATATGATGGAGGCGGGCTACATTCCATTTCCAGGCATTGCACTTCCACAACTTTCTTCTGCAAACAAAAAATGACTAAGAACTTAACGCTGTTTAAAACTCTTACAGTGTTGGCTAACGCATTAGAAAAACGTAGCATCCAGGCAATTACGCCAAACCAGCTACGTGAACTTGCTAAAACTACTTTGAAAACCAATGACAACTTGGGTAAGCAAACTGCAAATTGAATGTATTGACGAAGAAGATGGATCAATGATCATCCGCATTGATTGGGATGGGACAGATCCAGATCTTAAATACTGGACTGCTCTTGATCCAGAAGGTCAAGAACAGTTTATTATTGATGCATTAACTGCTGCTATTGATTGCTATGTCGATTAACACTTATGGTATGAATGATGAACAGTATCTTGAACTGTTCCGAAAACAATCTCAATTCTTTTTTTGTACGATGCGAGAAATGATTATTGGTGGAATAGAAGAAAAGGTTGATTTAAACAACTGGCCGCATGAAGTAATTTGGAAAATGTACGAGAGTATTCAGTACGACGTAACTGAAGAAGCTCGTATGATCCAAAAGAAAGAAGACCCTGAAGGATATAAAGAAAATGTATATGAACCATTGTTAATGCCAAGTCATGTGGAGTTGAGCGAAGAAATTGCAGTAGTCAGTATAAAACTTGACGCACTGACTGACTATCTTGCTGAACTGTTAAACAAATCGAAAGATAACTTGACAGATAAGGTAGACTAATGCCCGGTCCTGGTCATGACCCTAAACTGACCGCAACCAACCTAAATTCAAAATCATGTTTGAAACCTTTGCTTCAATGGTTATTCCTGTTCTCAAAGATTTTCTTTGGACAGCGGCCGTAGCGCTGCTGGCCTACACACTAAACAAACTTCAAGCACACTTCGCATGATGTATCCAACATGGATTTGTCATGATTGTGGAGAACTGTTAGGTAATTGGTTTGCCAGTGGTGAATACACTGGGCCATTTAACCTTTGTTCAACCATGCACACAGGAACCTGTGGTGTATGTAAACAAGAAAAAACAGTTACAGAACCAAGAGACTATGGTCATTTAATTCCTGACTGGGAAACAAAATTCAATTCAACACTTCAGACCAATGACACAAATCACAACGACTAAGCTTGAAGAACTGAACATCCTCAAACTCTACGAGCACTATGGTGCCCTGGAACGCTCTCTTCCTTTGCTCACTCCTGAGTCACAAGACTTGGCAAGAGCTGAGCTGGAGACCTGCGCCAGCATTCGCTCAGAGAAGGTGGATCGTGTTTACTATGCAATGGCATCCCATGAGGATGCTTTGGAACGCATTAAGAAAGAATCAGAACTGATGGTGTTGGCCAAGCGCCATCATGAATCGCAACTGAGTTCTTTAAAAGGTTTGCTCAACTGGTTACGACGTTCACTGCCTGTTGATTCCAACAAGATCACAGGTAGAAACTACCAATTTGTTTTGGTTAAAAAGAAAGATTTGACTGTAGAACTTTCAATTCAACCAGAAGACTGGACTGAAAAGGAACGGGATGATTTCTGTATTGAACAAGAGGTCACCACAACGAAGCAAACTGTGGTACGTTCTATGAGTGGTGCAGTTCTTGAAGAAAGGACTGAACCTAAAACCAAAGTCGAAGTACTACCTAATCTCGATGCAATCCGCACTGCTTACCAAGAAGGAAAACAAATCCCCCATGGCGTTAAAGTCTTCCAAGAATACGCAATCCGCTCCAAGCGAATCTACGCAGAGTCACGGATGGACCTACAAGCATCCGAATATCCAGGACAGTTTCTATCTGAAGATTGATCCGCCGGTTGGTCTAGAGGATGCTCACATCAAGATGTCGTGTCACCAACACGCTATTGATGATTTCAATCTTCAGATTCAAATGAATGACATCGAACTATCTCTTCTTCTTGACAAAGAAGAAGAGGTGCTTCCTTATCATGAAAACAAAGCTGACGAACTTGAGCACAAGAAACTAAAGCTGCTTTTAGGTAAGCGGTTCCATCAAAATGCTGCCAGGTCTTACTGGTATTACATGGCGATGGTGGAAAAATAAAACGGAATACAATAAGTAGATACTAAAGGTGTACCATGACTGACGACAACCTGTCCAAATTATTGGCTGGGTTTACCAGTGATGGTACACCTCTTTCTGCAATCATTGGTTCCAAGTTGGAGTGGGGTGTTACCGTTCTTACTGCTGCAATGATTTCTAATGAAAATCTTTCTTCTCAGATGACTGCCGAAGAAATGGTTGATGCTTCTATTAATTATTACAACGTAATTCAAGAACGCCTTGGGTATTATGAAATTTCCAAAACACATTCATTAGAACGCTTGCTGGAAAAGTAATGGAAACTATTCTGCATTTAGGTGGTTCTTTGCAGCGTCTTACTAAGACGATTGAATTAGCAAAAGAAAAACCTACTTCGTTAGTTGTTGTGTCTTCTGAGGGAGACCCGCAAAAAGTAATGCGTACTTTATTGGACGCAGGTATTGAACGCTATCGGATTGTATTAGATTACCAGGCTTGGGATACGGTTACAAACTTTACAAAGACACAATCATCAATTAAAAAAGCAGGAACAAAAACGCTTTATGTTGTAACAGATGGTTTCCATATGGCTAGAAGCATGGGCATTGCTCATGTTATTTATTTTTTGTCTGATGTAAAGCTTGTTGCTTCTCCTTCCAGTGTTGGTAAATCTGAGCCTTGGGACTTACTGCTTGGCGATTGGCTAAGGGCCTTGGTGTGGAAACTGTTTGGCTATCAGCATGTATGGCAACATGTATATGAAGCACGTTGGCCTCAATTGCAAAAAGATGCTGAAATTGCCAAGACGTTATGAGGCATTGCTTTAAAAGCCTGCTATTGTTTTAAGGTTCTTTTGTTCTATCGATGGAAAAGGTTTTTACACCAGTCTTAACTGTCGTAATGACTGTTGAGATTGAGATTGAATACAACCCCTTTGAAGGTCGAACTTCTGAAGAGCTGGCTATTGGGCTCCAGGATGAAATTAACGACTTGATTATGGAAGCCAATCCTAAAATCAAAGGTGTTTTTACAAACATTAACTCAATCGACAACGCTTCCAATGACTGAAGATCTGAAAAAAAAGCTGAACACTGCTGGATCTTTTGATGGTCCTTGGCTTAAAAATCAACTTCGTAATTGGGATGTTGGTTTTGAACAACAAAAAGCAGACTTTATGGAGCACATGTACCAGATTTATCAACCTGGTAATAGCTGCTATAGCGGACTGTGGGAACGTTTTTGCTTGACAGAAGCTGGTCCGTATTGCCGCAATCAATACTTCCACGCACTGGCTGCTATTGAAGAGTTTGAATCTAAAAAAGAAACTCTTTAAACTTAAGTGCGCTCACGTAAGTGGGCGCTATTCTTTTTAAAACACATGACATTTTCTGATTGGCAAAAAGCAAATCGAGTTGTAGCTGAAATTGATGAGCCATTAGCAACAAAAAATTCTAGAGAAACTCTTCACAACACATCAAAAACTTTTGCAAGTTTAAATGCTGCTTTCACTTCCATGAGCAAGCCTAAAGAAAAACTCAAAGAGTATTTCCATGACACTATTACAGAGTTTGAAAGTGAATTAACACCTAACGAAATTGCTGATGCTTTTGTAGAAGTGCTTACCGAAAATTATACACAAGCTTCTGATCAATACAAACGAGCAACTGAGTTGCTTGAGTATTTTCAAAAGTAATTACAACGGTAAAGGAAGAATAGAATAAAGAAATATATGATACAAAGCAATGCCTTTATATAGAGACGAGCTTGATAGCAATCTGTATGAAGTTGTTAAAGTTCAAACGTGCAGCGGGCATCCATTAGAAGTTACAACTAGCAGCGGAACTCCTGTTTATGTGCAGCCAGCAACAACAGCTGGGGATGCATTTGGTCGCTTACGTGTTACTGAACCTTTTACAGTCTTTGATAGTCAGCATCGTTATCAACAGAACAGTAAGTGGGTAACAGTAACGGGTGGAGCAGGTAGTTCAACGTATCAAGCAAATGAAAGTGCCATTCATCTTGCAGTAACTACTGCATCTGGCGATTATATTTACCGTGAAACAACAAGGGTATTTCCATACCAACCAGGGAAATCATTCTTATCGATGTTGTCGTTTGTTTTTGCAACAAGTAAAACCAATCTAAGGCAACGTGTTGGTTTATTTAGTACGCAAAACGGGGTTTTCTTTGAGCAAGTTAACAATGTAAATTATCTTGTTGTTCGTAGTTATACCTCTGGCAGTGTTTCTGAAACAAGAATTGCACAAACAGATTGGAACTATGACAAGTTTGATGGCTCTGGGGTAACGGGACGTATCTTAGATCCAAGCAAAGCTAATATCTTTTGGACTGATATTGAATGGCTTGGTGTCGGTGACGTTCGTGCTGGGTTTGTTGTAGACGGTAATTTAGAGATTGCACATACATTCCATAACGACAACATTAATGCAACTTCTTATATGACTACAGCAATCTTGCCCTTGCGGCAAGAGATTGAAAACATAGGTACAACAGCTTCCAGCTCAACTGCAAAGCAAATATGTGCCACTGTTATTTCAGAAGGCGGCTATGAACCAAAGGGTCTTGGTGGTACGGCCGGTCATTCCGTTACTCAAAAGTATGATCTTACAGCTACTGGTGTATTTTATCCTGTTGCTGGTATTCGATTAAAAAGTACCAGGCTAGATGCTGCTGTCGTGTTGGCTGGTGTTTCGTTAATAGGAACGACCAATAATGCCGTTTACAACTGGCAATTAGTTACCAACGCTACTTCTTCTGGCGGTACATGGGTTGATGCTGGAACAAACGCCGATGTCGAATACAATCTTACGGCAACTGGCTTTACTGGTGGTCGAAGATTAAGTGAAGGATATATGGTTGGTTCTAACCAGGGTTCAACAGTCACTGATCTTAGTCGCACAGATATTCTTAAATACCAACTCGAACGTAATTCTTTTACTTCAACACCGTTTGAATTAACACTAATTGTTCAAACAGACGTAGCAGGTGCTGATGTGCTTGCGGCAATTAACTGGGAAGAAGTTACTGAATAATTGTTTGATAAACTAAAAGTATTAAGTGTTGAATCATGTACACCCCTAGCCCTCAAGCAGCTCAAGAACTTCAGACTGCTCCGATTCAAGCGGTGCCTCAGCCCCAGGACAAGCCTAAGGGTCCTGCTAAATCAAAGAACGGGGACGTTGGTTCGTTCATCCAGCAATGCATTGCCCTTTGTGCCTACATCAAAGAGCTGGAGACCCAGTCTCATTTAATCCATTTAAATTATGAGGGTGCTAACTTTTTAGGGGTGCATGCCTTTCTTAAAGATCAATACGAAGCTCACCTGACGCAGTTCGATACGTTAGGCGAATTCATTCGGTCGATGGATTATCTGATGCCAACGTGTGGTTGCGGGTTAGCCGATATGTCTCCTGGTATCCAGAAGGTCACCAGCTATAAAGGCACTGACCAGCTTGCTGTGTACTACAAGAACCTTGAGGAGTTGGGCATGAAGGCTAAGAAGCTTGAGCCTATCGCTGCCAAGGTGGGCGCTATCGATATCCAAAACTACATGGCTGACCTTATTGGCCAGGCATTTAAAGCTGCTTGGTTTATCAAAGCAACACTTAGAAACAGTTAATGGAATTTTTTAATTCAGCTTCGCTATCTAATCTTCCTGCTGACTACGGTGACATTGCGATGTCTCGTGGACAAGCACGACAAATTATTGATCGGTTTACCCAAGAAGCTGTAAGAAAAAACATAACTCCTAATGCATTCCAAGAAGGTTTGTATTACTTAGGTCAAGTTGGTCAAAGCCCTGATTTTACTCGTAGCACTATTCGTAATACGTTAAAAAGCCCAATGGGTGCTTTAATGCTTGAAAATCCTGGCTTGGCTTCTCAAGCGGTAAATCAATTTGGAGATTTAATTCAAGGTGTTAATCCTGCACTAGCAGGTAAGCACATGGGTTTAGTAAATCAATTACTCCAAGAAGCTAAAAAAGATAATTTATTGCGACCTAACGTAACCAATGAAGAAATCAAACGTGAAGTGCAACAACCAATGTATGGTGCATTGCAAGATTGGTTAAAAACACAAAATAAAAATAACCCAAGTGCATCAAACGTGTTAATCAAATCTCCAATTGGAGCAAACGTAGGACAAGGCGGTAGAACTAAATTTGATTTACCAAGAATGGCTGTAGATTTTCGTTAATTAACCCAGTAAACACAATAAACCTTTGTGTAGTTTGCGATGGCAGACTGCACACACCATAATGCATTTATCAATCTCTTTCTTTATACGCTCCCATTTATATCCTGCCATCCTGGAGACTGTATACTCTTTTTTGTTGTGATCAATATGGTGAAAGTCAAAAGCAATGGGGTGGTCAATTACACCACATAAACTACAGTTGCATCCAAGCTCTTCTTTATACGCGTCAATTAAACCTCGGTTATCAGTTCGTCGTTTTTTAACGTTTGGTTTAAGGCGTGTTTTATTGTTGTGATACCAGGCAAGTTGATATTCTCTATTTTTTTCTGTATCCCTAATTGGCATTTAAAATAATCCTTATCACTAAAGCATAACAAAAACCCCAGGTTTTTATACCTGAGGTCAGCAACCAATACCCGTTCCATCTGGGATGGACTTTGGTATTCTAAATTACTTTTTCTTTGTGGCCCTGGCTTTTTTGCTGGCTTTCTTTGCAGCTTCAGTGTTAGGCACAAACTGTTTACCTTGTTTGCTGGCAGCTTTTTTCTTTGCGTCAGTCTTGGCTCGCTCCTCTTTTGATAAGGAGGCCCAGGCTTTCTCTGGTAAGTAGCGTTTGGTTTGGCCTTTTTGAATTGCTTTATCGGCTGTCATTGTTATTGTTCTACAAAAGTTATTGGAACTCTTCGTAATAACGTCCCATATCATCATAAAGGATACCAAGCATATCTTGTGATAACGTTTTTTGTTGGTCAATAATATTTTGAGCTTCTTCTTTAAGCGTTTGAGGTGTTACAGAAATTCCTTGGGATGCCAAGTTCTCTCTTGCTTCTTTTGCTAAAGCAGGAATACTAGAATAAGTTAGATCGCCACTTGGTTTTCTTAAAACTTGTTGATGTCTTAAAGGAGATAAAACTGCTGCATCCCCTAATTGTTGGGCAGTTTGAAACATTTTTAAATAGCTACCTGCAAGCTTCATTACTTTGACTCCTTGTACTTCTTGGCCGCAGATTTTGCTTTGGCTCGTTTCTCATACTCGTCTTTCGTTTGCCATTTCTCTTTGCCCCACTTTTCTAAATCTTTTTGTTTCTCACCTTTGCCGCCTTTGTATCCACCGCCTGCTTTTTCATACTCTTGTACTAGAAGTTGACTTTTCCTAGCACTCCATTGCCCTGGTTTACTGCCCTTTGAACCAGCCATGATGCGATTTTTAATCCGCTCTCGCAGCTCGGGTTTATCGTATTTACTATCATCCTGTGGCATTAGGATCTTTTTTTTGTCTTTCTTTAATTATACGTTCCCACTTACAAGGTTTTGCAGCCTTGGCCCAATCATTCCCTGGACTGGGGAGAAGTTCTTCTAGCTTCCAGAAGTAATCTGCAAGCCTTTCTTCGTCTGTTGGGATGTGAAAGTCAGCCAAAGAAAGAAGGTAGGTCGCGGGGCTTGCCGTACTTCTCCATGATCTCTTCCATGGATTCAAGTGATTCAAGTCGAACCAAGATATCCGTAATCGAGTTAATGACAATAGGGTGTTCAGTACGAGCGGCAAATGCAAGTCCTTCGCGCAATGCGGCGGCGGATTGATTTACTGCTTCTTTGACCTGAGAAGATAATGCCATTTCAGAATCTTTTGGTGATCTTAGTATAACCGCAGAACAAAACATTTAAAAAATGTAACTGTTGCTATTATCAGCTGCAGTGAACCACGGGGATGTTGTAGAGACCGATCTTGTTGTAGCCGGATCTCCGAAACAATAAACAGATGTTAGTGGTGTCGCAGTCCCAACGATTGGTGAGTGGGTTAGTACCTGAGAAGCGAAGTCCTTTTATAAAAGGTATTGCGTTGTAGACGCAGAAACAATTAAAGGTGCTGGCTACGTCCAGGCGGTCGGGCATGTCTGGGAGTGAAGGCCCCGCAAATTCCTCATCCATCTGATGGACACGCGTGGCCCAGCAGTCATAAATCCAGTTGCTGGAACCAGGAAGAATGCTGTAACCAGAAGCAATGTCATCTGTTGTGTACAGAAGTTGACTCAGTTCAACTGGATCAAAATCAATGTCTGGTTCAATACAAACAATCTTGCTGTACTGCTCCAGGCCCTCAAGTTCTTCGATGACATCAATGGTAAAGTTGCGGGCTCTTGCCAAGAATGAGACACGTTCTTCCTCCTTGATGGAATTGAAGTAGGGCCAATTTAAATCTTGAGTCTCAACTAAGACAGATGAGAAATGGTTAAGGAGTAACTCTTCGTGCTCCGCTAGGAGCTGCTTAGTGTTATCTGTAGAGTCATTCTCAAAAACTGACAAGTCAAACTCAATGTCTGGATTGAGTTTGGTCAAAGCGCAAAGTTGGTTTGCCCACCGAGATACATGGGCTTCACGGTTGCGAATAATGGTGGAGATCAGTATGCGCATTGGTGGGCTCGCGTTGCCATGTTTTTGATATCTTCAATGGTAACAAAGTGGTTGTTGCCAATGTAAAAAGAGTTGGTGTGGATACGTTCACTATTGGGAAGGTGTGGACGCTTGTCATAGTCGCACATGAAGGGTTGCCTAAGAAGATTCCCAACCAAAAACGGCCGAGTTTCAATACCTAATTGGGTAAGGCAAATTTTTAGCTCGTCTCGTTGCCAGTGAGTTTGGCAATGGAATGGCAGGGTCATTGCACTGTTGCCACACACCTTCGGCAGGTATTGGATCCAGGGGTGGTTGGAGAAGTAATGGACAAATGCTTCGTAGTTCTCGGCACGTCGCTGGTTATACTCGTCAAGTTTTTTCAGTTGGCATAAGCCAAGCACAGCACCGATCTCTGTGTTTCGGAAGTTATAGCCAAGGGTTGGGAAGAGGAACATCGGATCGATGGACTCAGCCGCTGCTTCTTCTGCTTCTCGATAGGGTGAGATCATTTCCCTGGACATACCATGGGAGCGCTTGGCCCGCATTAAGTTATACAATTCTTCATCGTCAGTGCAAACCATGCCACCCTCAATGGTGGTCATGTGGTGACCAAAGTAGAAGGAGAAGGTAGATCCCATTCCTGCATTGCCGACCTTTTGGCTGCCAAGGTTTTTGGCACCGTGGGATTCGCAGCAATCTTCAAGGATGACGGCATCGGGCCAGGTGTCTTTTAACATTGAAAGATCTGCCGCAATACCCATGATGTGGGTTACAAAGACAATGTCAGGCTCAAAGCCCATCTCTTTGTATTTGCGAATGGACTCTACGGTTGGTGAGTAAGTTTTGTAATCGATGTCGTAAAAGAAAAGATCGTGGCCCTGCTGCCTGAACGTTGAAATGTTTGTAGCCCAGTTGATTGCAGGGGAAAGAATCTTTAGTTTTTGTGAACGTGAAAAGTGATTCTCATGTACGGCATCAAGGAGAAGGGTGTTGGCTGTAGAGCCACTGCTTACAAACAATGAGTATTTACAGCCTTGCCATTGGGACCATGCTTGTTCAAACTCGCGGCACTTAGGGCCGTTGGTGAAACGGTCACTAGTAAGAATAAATTTGATTAGCGAAATTTTTTCACTCCAGCCAATGGTGTTCTTTTGGAGGGGCCAATTAAATTCCGCCATTTCCCGTGCTTTCAACTATGGTTATAGTAAGAGTATAGACAACAATCCAAATGACAAGCGCATTAGTTACGGGAATTACCGGACAAGATGGTGCCTACCTTGCCAAACTGTTGGTGGACAAGGGGTACGATGTGCTCGGATTGGTGCGTAACAATGCAAATCCCAATCACACATCCAAGCTTAAGTGGATTTTTGGTGGGGAGATTCCCAAGAAATTGAAGTTGGAATATTCGGATATGACTGATGCCACCTCGTTGGGCAGGTTGGTGGCAAGCTATGGACCAAATGAGGTGTATAACTTGGCTGCCCAAAGCCATGTTGGGGTCAGCTTTAAATCGCCGGGGAGTACGTCGCATACCAACGCACTTGGGGTGTTAAATATTTTGGAAGCTTGTCGTAATGCACCAGTGGTTCCCGCTTTTTACCAGGCATCTACATCGGAGATGTTTGGTAAGGTCAAAGAAGTTCCCCAGAATGAAGGCACGTACTTCCATCCGCGTAGCCCGTATGGTGTTGCAAAACTATTTGGGTACTGGCTAACGGTTAACTATCGGGAAAGCTATGGGTTGTTTGGATGTAATGGCATCCTCTTTAACCATGAAAGCCCGGTGCGTGGTGAAGAATTTGTTACGAAAAAAATTACGCAAGGACTGGTGTCAGTCTTGAAAGGTAAGCAGGAAGTTCTGGAGTTGGGAAATCTAGATGCACTTAGGGACTGGGGGCATGCACGGGATTATGTCGAAGCCATGTACCTGATGCTCCAGCAGGATACACCTGGTGATTACGTTGTGGCTACGGGAAAGCAAACGAGTGTGCGTCGGTTCTGCGAGATGGCATCCGACTATCTGGATATGGATTTAGTTTGGATTGGTGAGGGTGTGAATGAGATTGGTTACAGCAGGGCCCTTGATAAAACTGTAATCAAAATTAATCCTGAATACTACCGCCCAGCGGAAGTTGACACCTTACTTGGGGATGCTTCCAAGGCAAAACGAATCTTGGGCTGGGAGCCTGCTACAAGTCTTGAAAACTTGGTTGAAGAAATGGTCGCCTATGATTTGGCTACCCTTTGAGGCATCAGGAATTCTTGAAGACGTTGCTGGTGGAAGCGAACGATTTCTGGGTGGGGAACAACTTCATCTTTATGGATGACCTGGGCGTGAAGGGTGGGGTCGGCAATAACTTCAAAGCCGGCCTCGCGAACACGCCTGCAAAATTCCCAGTGCTCAACACCGTCAACCACACTCCAATAGACATCTCCCGCATCGAGGGCTTCTGATTTCACCATTGCAATAGAACCGAACGCACTGTTACATGTAACTGGTTGCTTGTTGTCCCAGCGGTTGCGGTCTTCCGGACGCAAGAAGGGGTTGGCTGCGAACGTCATGCACTGGTTGCCGTCCAGATCAAGGAGAGACCAGCTATCAAAATAGGATTCGGCGTCGGTATCACCAATGAAATCACGCACATTTTGCGTGGTGTTGGGGGAAATCATTCCATAGGAGGAATTATTTTCTAGCCGTTCGATCATCCCCGTGATCAGATCGGGCTTCCAATAAATATCGCTGTCTGCAACCAGGAGGTAATCGTATTTGTAGTTGTCAAGTAGGTCGAGAGCTGCATTGCGGTACCTGGCTTGGTAGAGGACTCGATCTAAGGAGGCGACACTTCCCCAACGTGGGGCATTAATTCGTTCGGCTACAACAAAACCAATGCGTTCTTTTAGCCAAGAGTGGAGGATGTGTGGGGTGTTGTCAGTTGAGTCGTTTTCAAAAAAACCGTAGACTGTTGCAATTTGTTGCTGGACGAGAGCGTCTTGCAGCTCTTCAAATTGAGCAAGGGACCGCTCGATGTACGGTTCGCTGTTCCGCCAAAGGGAAAGGACGGCGACGGTTTTGCTGCTCATGGGTTAGAAATCAATGCGGGTGTAGTCGACATCTTCGGTTTGGAGGTCAAGCTCATATTGATCTGCCTCAATTGTTTCCATATCAACAAAAACTTTTCCCCCTTCGGTGGGAGAAGGAAACTCGTTGAAGTAGAAACGAGTCAGATTCGATGTCATTATTGAAAAACAGTCGGATCTGACACGATTAATATAACGTCTACTACCAGGGTGAGCACAAAAGCTCCGACAATTACGGCAAATAATTCGTTTAAAGGGTCAAAGTCGTACATTGGTTTACTTTTGTAATACGTTAAAATATATGTAATACATCAGGTTTCAGGCCTGTAATAAAACATTGGCCGTACATAAGTGGAATAAAAGCCTTGAGCATTTGAATCAAGGTCCTGCACGGATAACACTTAATGGCAAACGTCATTATGTCACACCTTTACCGACGGGTCCTGCTCCGTCAGTAACTACCATTATTTCGGAAACTGCATCGGAAGCCAACAAGAAAAAGTTGGAGATGTGGTCCAAGGCGAATCCAGGGGTGAAGGAGCAGGCGGCGGAGAGGGGTACTGCAATCCACTATGGGATGGAACAGTACCTGAAAGGGAATAAGAATCCTGAAATCAAAGAAGAATATGCGGACTTTTGGGCGGGTATGCCGTCAATTCTGGATCAGTTCCAGGAAATTCTTTGGGCTGAATCCCCTGTACTGGACAAATTTAATTTTACTGTTGGTGCTGATGACGTGGCTCGCGTGTGGGGTTGCGATTCCGCAGGCCGTGCTTGGGCTGGGGCTCCTGACATTATTGGTGTGGCTAATGATAAATTGACGCTTGCTGATTTGAAAACAAGTGTTAAGCCTTATAGCAGAAAATGGCCCAGCCATCTAGAGAAAGGTTCTCCTGAATGGAGAGACCTGTTGGGTGGGCATATGAAATTTAAAAAAACTTGCAAGCAGTTGGCTGCGTACGATCTGGCAATTGAACAGACGCTTGGAATGAAAGTTCAACAAGCGGCAATCCTTGTATCAACGCCAGTTCGTACACAGGTATTTAAAATTTCCCGGAGGTTTTTAGATAGCCTCCAGGAAGATTGGTTGAAAGTCGTGGCTGAATACTACAGCCAGGTTGAGGAGTCTGGTCAGTACGACCCAGACCTTATTTAGCAGGACGGCGAGCGCGACCAGCGGCAGACTTAGCGGTACCGGTGGCTTTAGAGCCTTTGGCTACGGGACGAGCTTTTTCTTTTGCAGCTTTACGTTCGGTGGCGCGAGCTTTGTTTGCTTCAACGCGAGCCTTGGCGGCTGCTTTGTTTTCAGCGGCACGAGCTTGGCCTGCCGAACGTTGTTGCTGACCACGCTCGGAGCCTTTGCCTGCGTACTTACCGGCTAATTCCATGACAGTTTTAATAGCTTAGATTAATTTTAGCTTTAATTTACTTATGTATAAAACCGTTTTAATTCAGTTCTTTCACGACTTAATTAAAGCTTTAAAGGCATTTTGGTTTCAGTGTTTAACCAGGGCTCGGTTTGATTTAATTGAGATTGAGAATAAGATTGAAGCTGAGGCTGAGCGGCAGGAACGCTTTAAACCTGTCTACCAAGAGAAGGAAATCAATGACGAACTACAAACAGGAAAATCCAGAAAACTTGGGGGAGAGATGCGACTTGCAGCCAAGTGGGTCATTGAAGCTGAGGAAAAGTTGGGAGGAGATAAGCCCTGAGGAAAGATTTAAAAGACTTGCTTGGTCAACTGCTGCAAGTTGTGCGTTGGAGTCTGGCGATGACGTTGTCAAAATTTATAACAAAATGATGGAGCGTTATTTTTTAAATGAAGATGAGTCTCATAAGACTTGCTGATCTACAGAAAGAGATAACGGTTCTTTTGGATTGGTGACCGTAGGATAAGAAAACATCAAACCGAAGCTCCCATGGAAATCCATATTTCCTCTGGGGAGTGGGCTAATAGTCTCATGAGTCGCATGAATAATGCGGCGGATGGGGACTTATTTTGTCTGCCCACCCCTATCCATGAACATATTTTCTGGATTGTAAAAAACGCTTCGTTCCCTGAGCGGCAGTTTAAAGTAGAAGTCAAGGAGTCCCAGCTGGCATGACAAGTCGGAATCAATTAGCTCTTCAGCCGGGTGAGATTCGGCTCGACTACCTTTCAGTTGACTGGCCCCTTACTCCTCTCGGTGGCAACAAGGATCCTTATGTTCCAGGCTGGCAAGGCAAACCGTTTAGCGTTCGCGAGATCGAGGAAGAAATTGCGGGCGGATCCTGTAAAGCTGTTGGCCTTATTGGTGGGCCTGTCTTCAATTTCCCTTATGGTTTGGTCTGGGTCGATGTTGATGGCCCTACCGTGTATGACCTCATCGAGTCACTCGCTGGAGTTGAATTCGATAAAGCCTTGCCCGAAACGCTGACGATTAAAAGCGGTAAGGAAGGAAGAGAAAGGAAACTTTACAAACTAAACCGGGATAACCACAAGCATTTTGCTCGGAACAAATACACCTGGCATGCGGAAGGTGATAAAGAAAAACTGGAGATTCTTTGGAAGCGTCACCAAGGTGTGTTAATGGGTTTGCATCCGGAAACGGATGGGTACTTTACGGCAGAAAGCCAAGGGTTTGAGTGGATTGATGAGCTGCCTGAGTTTCCTGAATGGCTGCTGAATGCCATCATTAATAAAAATGTCAAGCAGGGGATTCCCTCCAGGGAAACCACTAGGATCGTCGGCCCGACTTTTGTTGTGCAGTCAGAGGTTTCGCTTGAGCGGGACATGAAACTGGCTGAGGAAGCTACTTGGTCCTTGCCCCCAGAGGCAGCCGACGACTATGACATTTGGATCACGGTTGGGCAGGCGCTTCATTCCTTGGATGAATCGTTGCTTGAAGTGTGGGAAGAATGGTCCAAGCAGTCGGAAAAGTATCGGGACGGTGAGTGTCAGCGGCGGTGGCGTTCCTTCAGTAAAGGTGGTGGAAGGGGCATGGGCTCCCTCATTCACATTGCTCAGGAGAATGGCTGGCGTCCGTCGCAGGACTACCGTGCATTGAACGTTGATGATGAGACATTAGAGCGGGCGGCTCAACTACAGGCTCAACTTGAAGAGGAAATGGAAATGCCTTCGACCCAAACATTGGAACCCATTGGTCAGATTGCTGAGAATATGTGGACGCAGCAAAGCAAACCTGCGGCAAAGCAACGGCAAAAGCAGAAAGGAGAAGAAAAAGACTTCCAGCCGCGTAATGCTTCATCTGATTTGGTGACGGATACATTGCTTGGTATGTACCAAGGGAACTTACTGTACAGCATTCGGCACGGTCAGTTTTTTATGTATGAGCATGAGGCTCGTGGCCTTTGGTCTCCGTTGACAAAAGTTGAGATTGTAGGTGATATTCGCGCCAAGTTGTCTACGATGCGCGGACGTATGTTAACGGGTTTCACCACCAAGTTGATCAATGACGTACACGATCAGCTTCAGTCGACACTTCACTTTAAGGAGTGGTATGAAGGCAATCAATTCCTGCTGTTTACCAATGGGGTGTTAGATGTAGAGACGCGGGAATTGCTTCCTTTCAAGCGGGACTTTTACTTGGTGCAGCAGATGCCGTACCCATATGATCCGTCTGCAACTTGTGA